TTTAATAGCAGTTGTGCCAACGATCGTGTTGGTCGCATCTGCAGTAGCTGCGTTAACACCTACACCACTCGACGACGGGTGGATGAAAAAAATCTATGTTGTATTAGATTGGTGCGCACTTAATGTGGGCAAAGCCAAGGATAAATAATGTCAGAAGCAGTAGACAATAGAAACGAAGTCAACATTGACCTCGAGAAATATATGTCACTTGTCGAGAAACTCGACGGAGCAGAAGACACTATATCAGCTCTCAAAACAGAAGCTGAAGCAGCAAGAAAGCAACTTGCTCCACCAAAAAGAAAGATTATGGACTTGTTCTTAGATGACAATGACATAAATGAAAAGTCTATTATAGGCTTTATGTCTTTCTTCTTAATGTTCGTATTCGGAACCTGTGATTTAATTACAGCGTTCTGGGGCATGGACTTACAGATTAGTGATACTATCTACACCTCGTTTGTAGTTGTAACACTAGGAGCATTTGGTATCTCGGAAGCAGGAAAAGCCTTCGGGAAATAATTATCTCACCAGTTGGAAGTCGAGCTTACTCTTAGTTCGACTTTCACCTTTTACAATCCCTACTAAATATAAACCTCACTAAAAATAAGTCTTGACAACGGGTCGAAATTTCTGTATAATAGATTTATGAATTTATTTTACTTAGACGAAAATTTAGATATGTGTGCGGAAGCTCATGTAGACAAGCATATAGTTAAGATGCCACTCGAAGCAGCCCAGCTACTTTGTACGGCAATATGGATAGATTCAGTTCTAGGTTTCATTCCGCGAGCACTTAATAAAGAGGAAACTCGAGAACTTAATTCTCGAAAGTCAGAAATTAAACACTTGCCAATGGAAGAGAGACCCTTGACACCTTACCTTCCAATGATGTACAATCACCCTTGTACTATTTGGACTCGATCATCGCTTGATAACTTCGAATGGGTTCACTGTTATGCAAATGCCCTCAACGACGAATATTATTATAGATACGGTAAACAGCACAAATCAGTGGTGGAAGTAATCAACCGATTACCAGAACCCAAAAACATGGAAAGATTGGGAATGACGGAGTTCCTACTAGCCATGCCTGACGAGCTCAAAATGGAAGGTAATCCGATTCAGTCTTACAGAGACTACTATCACTTAGACAAGGCAACTTTTGCTAAGTGGTCATACAGAGACAAACCACATTGGTGGAATGAAGATTACGCCGACTATGAGAAAAGGATAACAGCAAAATGAAAGTAACAATTTATGGCAAAGATAACTGCACTTACTGCACTATGGCAAAGAACCTAGCAGAGAATAAGAAAGCAGAAGTAAGATACTTAAACATGGGAGAAGATTATACTGCTAAGAACTTTATGGCAGAGTTCCCAACCGCTAGAACCTTTCCGCAGATTATATTTAACGGAGAAAAGATTGGTGGCTATTCAGCATTGCTATCGCTACTAACAAACGAGGAGTAATATGAAACCTATTAAAACAAGTGATGGACAAACTAGAGTTATAAACGATAGTGATAACCTCGAAGAAAAGACAAAAACATCTGTAAGATGGAGAAAACAAATTAAACTACTAAAAAATAACAAAATAACCAAGATATTTAGAGCATGGAAATAACGAACAATAAATTTAACGAACGAGAAGCCCTCCTTATCCTAAAGAACCACATTTTAGGAACATATGACCAACACTACAGTATGAATAAAATTCAGGCAACTGAGTTTATATTTGATGCTGGGCATGGAGAAAGTTTCTGTTTAGGAAACATTATAAAATATGCTCAAAGATATGGTAAAAAAGACGGCAAAAACAAAGAAGATATTTTAAAAATATTACATTACGCAATTATGTTGCTAGGAGAAGAGATTGATAAAAAATAAATCATATGAAAATCTTACTGATGTAAATATTAGACAAGTTATAGAGCTACTTGAACAACCTAGTCCTATAACAAAGAAAGAAGCATGCGGAATTCTGAATATTAGGTATAACACGACCAGACTTCAGAAAATTATTGAAGAATGGAAGGACACACAGGAGTTCAAGGCTAGACGAAAAGCCCTGAACAAAGGCAAGCCTGCAAGTAGAGATGAAATTTCTAGCGTTGCTAAAATGTATGTAGAAGGTTTTAATGTATCTTCTATTGCACAGTCCATCTACCGATCCCCCGCCTTTATAAAGAATATCATTGAGAGAATTGGAATACCAATGAAACTCGCTGATTCAGATTATGAAGCCAGAAGGAGAGCGTTATTACCCGAACAATGTGTAGCTGACACATTCCACGAGGGAGAGGTAGTATGGGCAATTAGGGTAAATTACCCTGCATACATAAAGAAAGAGTTGTTCCCTGAAAAAGCGGAAACAAGAGGATATAAGTTATATCTTTGTTACACCATAGAGTGTAGTCAAGACGATTTAAAAGATACTTATTTTCCTCATTTACCTTTCGCTGGAAAATATACTGTTCAACCTGCTTATGAGCTTGGTAGTTTAAGACACTTGGAGCAGTATGGAGTTAAGTTTATTTAGTATATTGTTGGCAATTTATTTGTCATCAATAATAATGTTAATGGGAAGATTATGGTGGCCTATTCATAACTATATGAGGAGGTCATATCCAGATCACGCAGTAACAAGATGGTGGCCACTTGTATTTATTATACAACTAATAGGCTTCACCATAGGCGCACCCTTTTTATGGGGGTGTATAGTGAATGATGAGTTACAGGATAGATTTATAACAAAGTATCTAGTAACTATAATGGAAGGACAAGAATGAATTATTTATTTACAGCATTAATCAAAAAATTGGAAGGAGATGCAGAGGTTGCAAAGGCAAACCTATTGACATATCAACGCAACTCTGTTGGTATTGGGGAACACCCTGATATTGTAGAAGCTATGGAGACTCAAGTCTCAAAAATAGCCGAAGCAGAAGATAAAATTAAAGCAATCAAGAAACATTTTTCATAGGATGTATAAAATAGTTCTTGACAAATCTTTCAAAATTTATTATAATATATTTATATTATGAGTGATAGATATTACCAACAAATGAAGGAAGCGACAGGGTGGGCACCCGGCATGCCTGAATTTTACAAACACAGGAGAAAACGTATGTCAACATGGACAGATGAAACAAAACAAGAAGCTATTGATATGTATGTAGAAGAGAATGCTACACCAGAGAATAGTATGGAAATAGTTGCAGACATTGCTGAGCAACTAGGGCAAACACCTAACGGAGTCAGAATGATTCTTACTAAGGCTGGCGTCTATGTCAAGAAAACACCAGCAGCCAAGGCTTCAGGTGGTTCAACAGGTGGAACTAGAGTATCAAAAGCTGACGCTCAAGATGCACTATCATCTGCAATCAGTGACGCAGGTCATGATGTAGATAGTTCTATAGTTGAAAAACTAACTGGTAAAGCAGCACAGTATTTTGCTGACCTTATCAACAAAATAAACGAGTAATTGTTTGTACCCCGACTAGTTCGGGGTATTTTTGTATCTAAAATATTGACCTTAAGTTAAAAAGAAGAAAATTTTCAACTATTAACTAAGGAGAAGTATGAAAAAGAAAGAGTTCATTGAAAAAATGGACAGAGCAGGGGATGCAGTAATTACTTACAGAAGTCAAAATAGTCGCAAGTTGAAATATAACGTGTGTACTATAGATTTTGATAATAAATATATACAATCAAAGAAAACTAGGGCGAAAAGCGGTCAACACACTGTATTATGCTTCTGTTGGGACACAGATTCCTACAGAATACTTGTGCCAGATAATGTAACAAGTATTGTACCACTCAACAAGGTGATTAGAAATGAACCTGTATGAGGCACCAGCAAAATATGAGAAGGTCATTTCAGTTAACGAAGATAACTCGGAGCAAGTAAGACTAGTAGTAAATAGTTTTAGAGGCAAAGAGTATCTACATCTTCGTAAGTATTATCAAGATTTTGATGAAGAATGGAAGCCTAGTAAGGACGGCATTGCTATGTCTATTGACTTTGAGAATACAAGAGGTCTTTTCGAAGGTCTTGTAGAAATTATTTCTCTAGCAGAGTCAAGAGAAATATTAGAAAGAGAGTTCTCTGACCTTATAAACCAAACTTACCAATCATAAAATAGTTCTTGACAACTCCCCAAAATCTCTGTATAATATACTTATGATTTTAAAAGGAAGTATGAGCTACGACCAGCATGGGCGTAAAAGAAAGAACAGATTAAAGACAAAGAGGAAGTCGTCTAACCGGTCAGGACAGTGGGTTCGCCTACAGGTGCAGGATCATACCCTGCCTTCCTCACCCTCTATACCAAGTGCAGAACTTAAACCATATAGTCCTGCACAAGACACTTCATACAAGAAGGAAGTAAGTAAACAATACACAGTCGCTGTTGCGTATAACAAAGGTGCATACCAAGTTATACCAAGAGATGACGTCAAACACATAGGCAAATAGTTATGATTTCAGATTTAGTTAGAAAAGCATCAGAAGAGTATTACAAAGGCTCTCCCATTATGTCAGATGAGATATATGACCATTTGTTTAACCTAGCAAACATCGAGGATGTTGGGTACTCTGATGTCTCAGAAAAACGGTTCCCGCATTTATATCCAATGTTTTCCCTGCAAAAAGTATGGGAAGGAGAAGATAAACCTGCGTTTCCGTGTACTGTAGTTACACCTAAGTTTGATGGAGCTGCGATAAGTATATTAATTGCAGATGGTAAAGTACAGAAAGTGCTTACAAGGGGAGATGGAAAACAAGGATTAGATATCACTAGACTAATGTCTAAGAAGTTACCTACCTCCTTTCCTGTAACTGCTCCTATGCAGATAACAGGAGAGGTAGTCTCCCCAAAGACCATACCAAACGCAAGAAACTATGCTGCTGGAGCATTGAACCTTAAAAATGTTGATGAGTTTATGACTCGAGACGTAAGGTTCATTGCATACGGCATCAATGTATCTCCTACAGAAAACTATGAGACTGATTTGGATTATATACAATCACTAGGATTCGATACTGTTATATCAATAGCTGATCAAGCTGAGGAATATCCTCAAGATGGACTAGTCATGCGAGTAAACAGTAATAAACAGTTTGAAGAGTTAGGATTTACTAGTCACCACCCTAGAGGAGCATACGCTCTGAAGAAAAGAGAGCCGGGAGTCGTTACTACATTATTAGATGTAGAATGGCAAGTAGGTAAATCAGGTGCAGTATCTCCAGTTGCAATTCTAGAGCCAGTAATGATAGAAGATGCATTGGTTAGTAGAGCAAGTCTGCATAATAAAGCTATTATAGAAGCACTTAACTTAGAGATTGGGTGCTATGTAGAAGTAATTAGAGCAGGTAAGATAATACCACAAATTGTACAGAGGATAGGATGAGTATACAAATCATAGATGGAGCTTTATTACATGAGTTTCGAGCTAAAAATAGAAAAGCAGAAATTTACAGCCACAAGAATGGTTATGTAGTTAGGATGTTTGAAAACCAAATATGGAAAGAAGACAGAGTTATTACAGGCCATACTGAACAGTACGCTGAAGAGTGTGCAGAAAACTTTACTTTAGAAATATTCTAATGGCTGGAGGAGTATACAATCAAACATACTTCGATAATCGTCCTCTTGAAAAAGAAAGGGACGGAGTTTTATACGGCGTAATTTTAGTCAATACAAAAACATGGAACCGAGAGTGTATCAAGGTAGGTATAGCTAGTGGGAAAGATTGGAGACACGTAATCAAACGAAGTCGAGGATTCAAATACTACGACTTAAGAATACAACGAACTTACCACGACACTATATATAATTGCTGGAAGTTTGAACAGGAACTTCATGCTAAGTATAAGCATGACAGCTATGCTCCAAAAATTAAGTTTGGAGGACATACAGAGTGTTTCAAAATTTCTTCCTTAATTCTTCAGGACTTCCCCAAAAATAGATCTTGACAAATGGTCAAAATCTTAGTATAATATATGTATATTTTGAGAATAAGAGATGATAGCAATACCCACAGAATGTCCAAGTTGTAATACAAGTCTAAAACTTGTCAAGGATATTTTGTATTGCTTGAATGACCATTGTCCTGCTAAGTGGGACAAGAAGGTGGAAGGCTTTGCCAAACACCTTAAAATAAAAGGTCTTGGCCCCTCAACCATTCAGAAACTACAGATTCAGGATTTTCACGATCTCTACTCCTTATCGAGGGAAGAAATATCTGACTGCCTGAATTCTGAAAAGATTGCTGACAAACTGTATTTAGAAGTACAGAAGTCTACAGAATCTGGGTTGGAAGAATTACTACCAGCATTTGGAATTCCACTTGTTGGTAAGTCAATCTCTTCTAAACTCTGTGCAGTTGTGGATGATATTTCAGGTATTACTTGGGATAGTTGTCACCGAGCAGGTTTAGGGCCAAAGGCTACTCAAAACTTAATTGATTGGATTCAATGTGAGTTTTATCCGAATGAATACAACACACTACCTTTCTCTTTCAAGACGAAACAAAAAAGTGTAAAAGAGAAGAGTAAAGGAGTCGTCTGTATCACAGGTAAACTTAGTAGTTATCCGAATAAGTCAGCTGCTTTAGCAGTGCTTGAGAAAGCTGGCTACACAGTAAAAGGTACTGTAACTAACGCCGTTACAATACTGATTAACGAGAGTGGTATTGAGAGTTCTAAAACTATCAATGCTAGAAACAAAGGCGTTAAGATAATAACAAATATAAAAAAATTATTAAAGGAAATATAAAAATGGCATTACCAAAATGGACAGACGAGAGAACTGATCAACTAGTTAACTTCGTCGGTGAAGGACCAGTCTCACAAGCTCAAGTTGCAGAAGCAGCTGAAGACTTAGAGACATCAACAAGAAGTGTATCTTCAAAGTTGAGAAAAATGGGTTTTGAAGTTGAATTAGCTTCCTCATCAGCAAGCAAAGCGTTTTCTGATGAACAAGAAGCAACTCTACAAAACTTTGTAGAGAACAACAGCGGTACATATACATACGCTGAAATCGCAGAGAATTTCGAAGGCGGATCATTCTCAGCAAAATCAATCCAAGGTAAAATCTTATCTATGGAACTTACTGGTCATGTAAAACCAGCAGAGAAAGTTGTAACCCCTAGAACTTACTCTGAAAGCGAAGAAACAACATTTATCGATATGGTAAACGGTGGTTCATTCGTAGAAGAAATTGCAGAAGCTTTAGATAGAAGTGTAAACTCTATCAGAGGTAAAGCTCTTTCTTTGCTAAGAAGTGGAGACATCGGCTCTATTCCTAAGCAAAAAGTAACTAAAGGCTCTAACAAACAAGACCCTTTTGTTGACTTAGAAATTGCGTCTTTAACTGTAGACGAAATAGCAGAAGAAATCGGTAAAACTGTAAGAGGCGTGAAAACAATGCTTACAAGAAGAGGTCTCGCATGTGCAGACTACGATGGATCAGCTAAAAAAGAAAAATCAGTTAGCTAATTAAACTAGACTAAGAGAGGGCGTTCATTCGCCCTTTCTTTTCGTTCATTTTTGGGAGAAACATGACACTAGCCTCGGCTCTACTACATCAGATACTATCAAATTCCGAAATAGCAGTTTGGACAGAACTGAAGGAACTTTATTTGCCTTCAGAATACAAGTCGCTGTGGAAAATAATCAACTCACATGTCGATAGATATGGAGACTTACCTTCCTTTGAAGACTTAAAATTTGAGATTAGGGATTCCAAACTACAGGAAATGGTCTACGCGATAGAGTCAGTAGAAACCGAAATTGATGCAATGACATTGCTAGATTATCAAAAGAATGAGTTCACACAGAACGAAATTCTAACCCAAATAGATTCGTTTGTAGATGAAACAATTGCTTTCTCTACAGCGGAGGAGAACTTAGATTCACTGCAAGAAATAGTGGTCGAAGTCTCCGAAAAAGTCGATACTACTCCGCCTGGAGAGAATATGGCAAAAATTGAACTGTTCGACCCCGAGGAAGAACTAGGCAAGTTTGTCACTCTAGGATTGAATAATGAGTATGATAGAGACTTTACATTTTCTCCCAAAGATTTGGTGCTAGTGGGAGGACGACGTGGTGCAGGTAAATCTATTACATGTGCTAACTTGGCAAACAACATTTATGAGCAAGGCCGCTCAGCGCTTTACTTCACTATCGAGATGGATAGCAGACAAATTCTGCAACGTATCTGTGCGCTCGGTGCTAATGTACCAGTGAATAGACTACACAGAAAGAATCTCTCCAGAGATGAGTGGGATAGAGTAGCAAGGTGGTGGTGTGATCGTTATCAAGATAGTGGGGACTTACTCACAGACTTTTATAGTCATAGAAATTTTGAAGATCTTCACTCCAAACTTATCAGAAACCCTCTTCGTGAGGACAAGCAGATTGAGATTGTTTACGATCCAATGCTAACAATTGGTAAGATTGACGCAGTACTCAAAACAAAAATGAATCAGTTGCCAGATGTTGGTATTATTATAGTAGATTATCTAAACCAAGTCAAACGCTCACTAGCCTCAGGTCGTCAGTATGAGTGGACAGAACAAATAGAAGTAAGTAAAACTCTGAAGTCTATGGCTCAGCAATACGAAACTATGGTGTTCTCTCCATATCAGACTGATGCTACAGGAGAAGCAAGATTTGCAAAGGGTATTCTCGATGCTGCTGATGCAGCGTACAGCTTAAACGCTTGGGAACAACAGGACAACTGTATGACCTTTAGTTGTCAGAAAATGAGAAGCGCACAAATGAGAGATTTTACTTCAGAAATGGATTGGGAAACCTTACGTATAGGGCCTACATCTGTTATGAATCCTGAAGATAGACAGGAAATGAAAGAGAGCATGACTACAGGAGAAGCTATCAATGACATGTAGTATAGGATTTACATGTGGAGCATTTGATCTCTTACATGCAGGGCATATAGTAATGCTCAAAGAAGCAAAGAATAATTGCGATTATCTAATAGTAGGGTTACAAACTGACCCGAGCATAGATAGACAAGAAAAGAACACCCCCGTACAGTCTGTATTCGAAAGGTATGTACAACTTAAAGGGGTAAAGTATATAGACGAGATCATTCCATATGATACAGAACAAAGTCTACTAGACTTACTAGAAGCTACAGAGATACATCTTCGTTTTGTCGGAGAAGATTATGTAGATAAAGAATTCACAGGGAAAGGGTTACACGAAGTTTTTTACACAAGTAGACAACATTCTTTTTCCACAACACAACTAAGGAACAGAGTACATGAGAATAGCAGTAACAGGTAGTAACGGATTTATTGGTAAGTGTTTAGTTGAGAAGCTAAAGACTACAGAGCATGAAGTGCTAGAGTTAGACATACACAATTGGGATATTCAAAATATTCCTCGTGATGGGAGTGGTATTGAACAGCACTGGCTAATGTATGACTGTGTTGTGCATTTAGCGGGACTAGTGAAAGTTGGAGAGAGTGTATGCAAACCCTCAGAATATTACAATACAAATATAATGGGAACTAAGAGAGTAATTGATGCCTTCCACGACGCAAAGTTTATCTTTGCCTCTACAGGTGCTGCGTTTAATCCAACTTCCCCTTACGCAAAATCTAAATTACTTGCGGAAGATATTGTAAAAGCTGAGTGCAAAGAGTATACTATATTTAGATTCTACAATGTGGGAGGACGAAATCCTACAAATCCTGAAGGATTACATGCTGCTACGGTTAACGCATGTGGTACGGGGCTTTTTACCATATATGGTAATGATTACAATACAAAAGATGGAACATGTGTAAGAGACTATGTTCATGTAGATGATTTATGTGATGCGATAATAAGAGCAATACATGCGCCAGGTGCAATGACAGACTACGAACCTTTAGGGTCTGGTCACTCTTACACAGTCTTAGAGTATGTAAATGCTTTCTTAGAGGAAAATGGACCAAAGTTCAAAGTAGAATACGGACCGAGAAGAAGAGGAGACAATGAATCAAGTCAAGTCCCTCACATGAGTAAATTTATGAAACCAAAGAAAACTATTAAGGATATAGTAAAAATATGATATTATATACAGAAAAACAATTACAAACAGCTTATATACTTTATGTAAGAAGATTACACGAAAACAATCAAATATTTGGAAACTATCAAATGGATATACCCTCACTAGAGGAATTTAGATTGATATACGAAGCAGAGATAGAGCTAGAATATAATGGAGAGAACTTACATTAATGGAAGCAGTAAATTTATTAGTAGAGAAAGGCATAGATTATCAAATCTCTGGCAAAGATGCAGTTATAAAGTGTCTTAATCCTGAGCATGATGATAGTAATCCAAGTATGAGAGTGGACAAAGTTACAGGAATGTTTCATTGTTTCTCGTGCGGATTCAAAGGTAATGTATTTACTTTCTTTGGTGCACCTCAATCTCCACTAGAAATTAAAAGATACATGCTAAAGGAGAAGATTGCAGAGAAGAAAGCTTCAGCAGTAGGAATTAAACTACCAGCAGGTGCAGTAATGTATAGTGGAACACTAAGAAACATTAGTGCTGATACATTGAAAATATGGAGTGCATTTACTTGGGAGGACGGGGACAAGTTTGCAGGAAGAGTTATATTCCCTATTCGAGATATAACAGGAAAGACAGTTGGGTTGATAGGTAGATTACTACGAGACGATCCAACAAGGCCAAAGTATCATCTTTATCCACCAGGATTAAAGTTACCACTGTGTCCTGCAAAACCTAAAATGATACAGAACAGAATTATATTGGTTGAGGGTATATTTGATGCTCTTAACTTATGGGATAAGGGGTTAAAGAATACAGTCTGTTGCTTCGGCACACAGTCTGTAGATTGGGTTAAACTATCTATTCTAAAAATGCAAGGAGCAACAGGAGTAGATATCATGTTTGATGGAGACGAAGCAGGTCAAGTCGCAGCTACCA